TCTCCTTGGTATTCATGTGTTAAAGCTATATCATTAAATTTCATACAATATAAACGTTCATCATCTATATAAAACTCAAACTCTGAGTCAGGTGTAAACGTTACATACGCGCCAGGTCTTATTCCGGCGGCTTCTAAGGAACTATTGCCATATTTTAGTATTCCAACATTAGGTTGTTCCTTTCTGTTCTCTAGAACATTTGTATTTGGCAAAGGCTTTACAAAGCAATAATCTAAATGACATTTACCATCATACATATATATTTGATCTGGCGATACAAAATAAAGATCATCTTTGAAATATGTAGAAGAGTTTTGTTCTTCTCCTCTCATATTGTACCATCTTCTAAATACATTATGATGTACGTAAACCTCATCACCTATATTTACTTTAGTTTTAAAAGCTGCAGGTGTAGAAACAACTACAGCTTTTTTACTTACAAATATATGGTTTTCAATGCTAGTATTAACAATAAGTGTATTATTACCTACTTGCTTTACATTTTCATACCTTTCATTTAAAGGCTTGACAATGTATCTATATAAACTCTTCATTAATACTTCAAATCGTACTCTACTGATATTGCCATATTAGAGTTAAACTTTTTCCAAGGAAGTACTTCTTTATTTTTAGTTATAAAAATATTATAAGACTGATCTTTCTCTTCGTAAAGTATATCACTAATATTATGACCGCCATATACCTCTTGACCTAATGAATAATGCATTGCATCATTTTTATAGTCAGAGCCAATACTAATCTTTCTTATCACTTTCACTGTACTCTCCTGTTTCAAGATTAATCTCTATGTCGCCATAAGCTTCTTGTAAAGTAGCTTTGAAGCTTTCTATCTCATTTCTGTACGCTTCAGCTTTATGTGTTAGCATGTGCTTACCTAACTCAGCTTCACCAACTGCTAATAATGCGTTTCTGTATTGTGTAGATAGATCTTGAGCCATCTCTAGCTCTTTCTTTTTTATTTTTTTCATTTGATTAAATTAAATTGAATTAAAAATATATGACTAGTATAATGCTATCATATTTGTTGTTAACGGGTTGTTTGAATTATCTGATGTATCAGCATCAACAACCTGTTTTACTAACAATGGTACATGTCCACCAACTATAGAATTAGCAGGACATCTCATTGTAATTTCTTTACCGCTTTCAAGCAAAAACTTTGCACTAACAGCTGAACTACCGTTGTGATATACTACACAACCTCTTTCTTCTGTAAATGGTATATCAAAGTTTGTTACTAATATCTTTGCATTAGAACCATTACCACTTATAGCATCAACAGTACCAATTAAACCAGCACCACCGTTTGACTTTATACCACTACCTCTAGCAGTTATAACTACATTAGTTACTACACCTGCTACTAAAGTTACTGTACCTGCAATACCAGTACCACTTCCTGAAAAAGTTATATTTACATTGTTTACTGTACCTGTTTGATTACCGCCTGTTCCATAGCCAGTACCACCAGCTGTTAATAGAAAACCACCATCAGCAGCATCTGTATTTAAAGCTCCAGTAATTATCGTTGCTGCATCATGAGCAAATAATCTTGGTTCAGCAGCTACATTTCCGTTTAAACCTCTCATAATTTATTTATTTATTTTTGTTATTTTTTCAGCACCTCGACTACCGAAGTATGCTACATATACTGTTACTAATAATGTTTTTAACAAACTTACCCAAGCTTCATCAACTTCAACAGTTATAAAAATAGCATCGATAACCATTAGTATAGTTGAAGAAACAGTTAAGTACATTAAAGTAAGTGGTCTTGTGTTTTTACTAAGCCAAGAATCACTTTTCATATCAGATCTCCATCTGCTTGATATTTCTTTTATTTCAGCAAGATCTTGATCTATAAGCTTTAGTGCAGTTTCTTTATCTTTAGGCTCAATATTACTATCACCTGAGATAAGATTTTTTACCACACCAAGTCCACCTTGATCTGGTAATATATCTCCTACAGCTTGAAATAATGTAGGTACTTTTTCTTTTAAAAAAACACCTACTTTAGTTTCGTTAAATTTCTTTTTATCGCTCATTAGTTTTTTCTAAGTTGTTGAAAACCTTTTTTGCCTTTACTTATACCGTATTTAGCTTTAGGTTTTTTACTAAAATCAATATTAATATTAACTTTAGGCATGTTAATTTTAGGTAAGTTTATTTTAGGTATAATGCTTTTTGTCATTGAACCACCTGTTTTTTTATTTACTTTAACATACTCACCAAACTCTAAACCACCTGAAGCTGATTTATGATGTGCTTTTTGTTGTTTAACTTGCTCTCTGCTTATCTTAGGCTCGTCACCTGTTTCCATTTTAGCAGCTGAATCATACATCTTTAAACCTGAACTTCTATATTTTTTAGAACAACCTGTTTTATGTAAAGGGCTATGGCTTTCCATTGGTGAAGCTTCTTCGCCATACATATAAAAACCTGATTTCTTTTCAACAGGTGAACCATGATCCATCTTAGCAGCTGAGTCATACATTTTAGCAGCAGACTTTTCTTCTGCTTTTGCAGCATGCACTGCCATTCTTTGTTCGTCACTTACGTATCCCATTTTTATTTTTTATTGTAGGCTTCTTTTTCCCACCAAGTTGATGGTGAACCGTCGCCTGATTTACTTCTTTTTTTAACTTTCCATTTACCTTTACCACTTTTTCTATGGTAAATGTTTTTACCGTCATAAGCAAGTCTACCATCTTTAATTTGGTCTATGTGTACTTTCTCATGCTTAATGACTGTAGCTCTTTGTTTAGGGTCTTTAACATCCTTGTTTACAACAATAGTACCACACATGTTTGCTCTACCTAAAACACCTGGTTCATCAGGTATTGTATATATAGGCGTGTTATCTACTGTATAAAAAGGTTTTAGTTTAAATGCCATAATATATTTTTAACATCTCCATCTACGTCTTGCTGCTCTACCTCTTTTGCTTTTCCAGCCTTTTGATCTAGCACAAAAAGACTTTCGTCTTGCTTTTTCTTTTTTAGTTAATCCTTTTTTCTTTGTAACGGCTGTTTTAAGTTTACTGCCTGGGTTTTTTCTTTTATACTCATTAACACCTTTCTGTGTCATACCACCTCCAGCTGCACCACCTTCTCCAGTGTCTTTAGCTTTGTTGAAGTTCTTGCCTTTACCTATTGTTCTTCTTACATCTCCTTTTTTTGCAAAGGGACTATTAGGTTGAGTATATGCCATTACTTTTTCTTTTTACGTTTAGTAGACTCACCGCATGGTCTACCAGTTTTAATGTTTATCCAGTTTTCTTTTTCAAACCAGTCTCTAAGTGTTGCTCCTTTTTTACGAGCACCTTTTACATTAGTCTTGCTAGATCTTTTGTATTTGCCTTTTCTACCTGCACTTTCTTTAGCACGTATAATTCTAGCTTTTTCCTTCTTACTTAAGCTTGCAGCTTTTTTAGCAGGTAAACAAACTTTTTTAGTACCACCACCTTTTTGTGCCATTACTTTTTCTTTTTCTTTGACGCAGCTTGCATTTGTTTGATGTGTGCTTCAATTTTTTTAGCTTGAGCTAAGTGCATCTTTGAAGCTTTCTTAAGCTGTGCAACAACGGATTTTAAACTCATTTCTTTTTCTTTTTCTTTTTAGACTTACCCATTTTACTTGGTCCACCAGCTTTAGTACATCGTACACCCCAACCACTAGCATAAGCGCTTGGCCACACTTTAAACTTTCTTTTTGCTGCTGTCTTACAAGGTCCTGATATTTTACCCATTATTTCTTTTTAAATGTTTTAAGTTCATCATCCACCTCTTTTGCCCAATGTAACACATGGTCTACTTTTTCTTCTAATTGTTCTATATGCTTAGTTTGCCACTCTTGTTTTAAATCATATTCTATACGATCTATAACTGCTTCAGGTAACTCTTTAGCTTCTTCAATATCTGATTTTAGCGCAAAGTATACCGACATAAAGCCTATCACACCGGCTAGTATACTTATCAATGTTTTAATGTCAATAGTAAAGTTAGTTTGTTCAGATATTTTTATACTCATTTGTAGCGTCAAAGGACGGGCATGCTTTGTTAGCAAACTCGTTGTGTGAATATATAGTAGCCTTTGGCCAAGTTAATTTTAAAAAACCTAGCAATGATAGTAAGGCTTGTTTTTGTTCTTCTGTTCTTGTATCACAAGGTGTTTTTCCATCTTCTTCAACACCGCCACAATAGCATACTCCTATTGATCGTTGATTGTGATTTAAAGTGTGAGCTCCAGACTTAGCAATATCTCTTCCTTTCCAGATCTTGCCATATAAATCGATGTAATAATGATAACCAATATCTGTCCACCCTCTACCTTCTGTATGCCATTTTTTAATAGTATCAACTGTTACGTTTTGACCTTTTCTAGTAGCTGAACAGTGTACAATTATCTCATCAATTTTTCTCATCTTTCTTATTTATTAAATCTCTCCACTTGTATATCGTATAACCTATAGTAGTTATTAATAACGCTGCTTCTAACAAAGGCTCTGCATAATTCCAAAATGCAAAAAATCCTACACTAGCGTTCATTATGTAAAGCCTAAGATCTTCTTTCATTATTTCTGAGCGTTAAGTACGGCATTGCCTTTATACATAGGTCCTTCGATTTTAAATGACTTAGTCATCTTCATCATAGTTTTACTTGCTGGTATTTTACATGCACATGAATTATCACATCCACATGTTTTCAGCATACCTGCTGGTTTTTGATATTCTCCTACGCTTGGCATTAGTCTTCTTTTTTGATTTTGTTACCTTCTTCATCAAGAACTCCCCTACCTATTAAAACATCTTTAAAAGTAGTTTTACCATCTCCTGATAAATCTGCCATTTTTAAATCAGATCTTTCAGGTAATGTATTAGCTCCTGATATGTTAGACATCTTCATAGCTGACTTGTATTGTGCAGCAGACATCTTGTATGTCATAGGAGCTTGTACTCCTGTTAAACTTTTTATTGGCTTGTTAGTTGTCATACCGAATGGACTTGATGTTATTGTGTTGTCATCGGCGATCTCTTCGCCAAATGCATTTATGTTAGTTGTATAATTAGGTCGCTGTTGTTGTTGGCCTTCACCAGCACCACCAGAAAAGTTAGTACCTAAAAATCCGTCAGCTCCACCTGTAAAGAAGTCACCAGCACCTTCTTTAAATGAATATTCTTCACCTGCTTCTGTAGCTGCTTTTTTATTCTTAATAACGTTAGCTACGCCACCAACGCCTGCTTTAATTATAGGCAGTATGGCCGCAGCTGGTATTGTTAACGGGCTATTACTATTTGTCTTTGTTGGCATAATGTATTGCTTTTGTTATTGTTTTATAACTATATCTAGTATTATGTTCTAGTTTTTTAGTAGGCATTTCTTCTTCACCTAGCATTATTCGATACATTCGACTTATCAGTTGTTTACACTTTACGGATACTTTATATATATGATATTTTTGAGTGGTGCGGTTTCTTTTTCTCCACACATATATCCACCCTTCTTTCAATAATCTGTTCCAGCGCCTTTGATCCCAACTGTAAGAGTATGTACCTCTTTTATAATCATCTTTAGTAAACATATCTATTGCATCTAAATACATTAGTAGCTCAAGATCTGCTTCTCTAAGACCATAAGTTTTACAAGCCCACTTACGAATAATCCTGTAGTGTTTGAGTAAACCTAAATCTTTTAAATCACTAGATGATAGTCTTCTCATAACACAACAACAATGTCAAATTCTTTTATGACCTTGTAATTTTCTTTTTCTATTTCTATATTAAAACCAGCTGATCTATCATAATATATCTCATCGCCGGCATGTATTTCCTTTACATCAGAGCCAGGTTCTACAACCTTAGCTCTTCTGTATCGAATATCTTCTCTTTGCTTTTCAGATAGAATTAATCCACCTTTTGTAGTCGTATCAGTTTCTTTGATAGGATCTATAACTAAAAACTTACCAACCGCTCTCATGCTCTTATATTATTAATTACACAGTCAGTTGATAATATCGTAGTAGCTACTGAAGCCGCGTTAACTAGTGCACTCTTAGTAACTAATAAAGGATCAATAATTCCGGCTTTTACCATATCAACCGTTTTTCCTGTAACCACGTTTAGTCCTTTACCTTTTTCAAACTTCTCCAACTTCTCAATACCAGCGTTTTTTAATATCAATTCATAAGGCTTACGTATTGCTTGTAACAATACCTCTTCACCTATTGACATAGGATTAATTTCAAAACTAGCATTTAGTAATGCAACTCCACCCCCTGGCACTATGCCTTCTTTTATCGCGGCTTTTGTAGCGCAAATAGCATCTTCCACTCTATCTCTTTTCTCTTTTAATTCAACATCTGAATTAGCACCAACCTTTACTACAGCAACTTTAGCTTTTAATTTAGCTAAACGTTTCTCTAGTCTAACAATAATGTTAGGGTTTTTAGTTTCTTTAATCTGCTTTTCTAACCTATTAATAGTTTCTTCAACCTTTGTATTATTAGACAAATCAACTTGTAATATTGTTTCCTCGTGATTTGTTATTGTTTTAATACATTGACCTAAGTGTTCTGGCTGGATTATATCCATATCATCACCTAAGTCTTCATTAATAAGTGTCGCACCTGTAACAGCACATAGATCGGATAATACGTCTTTTTTGCTGATACCATATGTAGGTGCGTCAATAATGTTAACCTTTATATTACCCTTCTTTTTATTCATAGCTAACGCAGAAACTACTTGTTGGTCAACATCTGCAATAATTAGTAAGCTTTTACCGTTTTTAATAACATATTCAAGGACGGACTGAATCTTCCTCACGTTGGGTATAACTGACTCTACAATGAGAACCAAAGGATTTTCAAGTTCAGCCGTACCTTTTTCTATGTTGGTAATAAAGTGGTTGTTCTTTAACGCTTGGTCATATTGAACACCCTCTATTAACTCAACGACAGTTTCTGGTTGCTCATTTGTTTCCATCATAACTATACCAGTCTCGTCCACTAATCTGAATGCTTCTCCTATGACCTTACCTAATTCTACATCATTGTTAGCTGATATAGAAGCTACTTGGTCTATCTTTCGTCCACTTACCTTTTTACTTACTTTGTTTAAATACTTTAATACTTTTTCAACTCCTGCATTTATGCCTTCTCTCATTAATCTAGAATCATCTAAAAGGCTATGTTCTTCTGCTTGTGATAGTATTGCTTTAGCTAATACAGTTGCGGTAGTTGTACCATCTCCTGCATCTGCTACTGTTCTTTGAGCTGCTTGCTTAATAAGCGTAGCTCCAATATTTTCTAACGGATCTTGTAATGTAATAGCATTAGCTACTGTCACACCGTCTTTTGTTATCTGTGGCATGCCGTTACTATCTTCTAGTATAACACATTGCCCACTTGCTCCTAACGTAGAACCAACTGCATTAGTTAGTTTCTCTACGCCAGTTAATACCTGACTCCTAGCTGTTTCGCCAAAAGTCAGGTTTTTAACTAACTTTAAATCTTGCATTTTATTTAATTAAATTATATTTATTGAATACTTTACTTAAAGGTTTTAACTACTTTAGGTCCTTTGGTAAATTCTAGCTTCTTAGTATAATGTTCTATTGAAGCATCGATAGCTTTTTCAGCGCCATCAATTGTTTCTCTTCTAGTAACATCTACCCAGTCGCCAGACTCTAAATGTTTGTATTCGGTTTGTAAAAAGCCATTAGGTAATTGAACTATTCTCCAGTTTGATTTTTTGGTAATATGTTCCCATAACTTAATGGTATCTTCACTTGGTTGTGGTGCACTAGTCCACGTATTAGTGCGGGTGTATAAAAACGTCATGGTTTTATGTTTTGTTATTATTGGTTGTTATTTATACTATCACTTGATAGTAGTGGTTTCTACATGGTAGAAATATTATTCGTAGTATATTGAACCTACAGGAGCAACTCTAGGTGCAGTTACTGATCCTAATTGCAATATAGCTTCTAGTGTAGGAAATGAAGTTCCTGAACTTGGCCAAGACGCTCCAGTTGCGCTTAAAGCAACTACACTTGTATTATTTGAAGCTGCTGTACCAGCATAAGTTGCAAGGTTACCTCCGTCTCCTTGTAAATAAAAAGCTATTACAAATGGATCGCCTGGTACAAGCACACCGTTACCAAGATCAGTTAATGAGACCTTATGCATGCCCACTGCTACTCTTTCTACTTTTACAGTTGCAGATATTATAGTAGCATTTGGTGCATCAGTTAATTTACCTCTATATATTCCAAAGCCAGTTGCACCTGGGTTACTAGTATCATAGTTACTAGGCGTAAATAGACTCATTGAAAGCGGTACATATCTACCTCCTGTCCATGTATCTTGTACAAGTAGTACTTGGCTATTGAATACACTGTTGTTTGTAATGTTATTATTAAACATCATTATAGGTGACATTTGATGAGCTTCCTTCATTGTTTGCCAAATACCGTCACCACCTAAAAAATGATTAGCAGATCCACCTGTTGGAACATGACCTACATTAGTACCACCAGCATAAGCCATTGGCTTAATACCTACGTTACCGCTTGTTGGATTAACTACTATAGCATTACCAGTTGATGCAGCAGGATTTACACCTGCAACTGAAGCAACACCTGCTGTTATACCTGATCCATCTATGTTAATATTATTTGCAGCTAAGTTTTGTATCGCAATACCACCTGATCCACTAAATGAAATAGTGTCAGTTGTATTGTCATCACCTACTAATGTTAATACACCATTTGATGGTACTGATAAATCATAAGTTTTAGATGCAATTGTTTTTAAAGTAGCCATTGTCATATTGGCTGTATCACCTGTTACAACACCGGTACTTGGATGAGGTTCATTGTCAGTTAACAATATCTTGTCGCCAGCGAAGTAATTAGTTTTAGTTTTATATGTTCTTATTATAGCCATTGTATTTCCTACTTTTAAATAATTTAGTTTCTTCTTTGTTGCCTTCGTAAAATTTGTTTGTAATTAAAGAATACTTAGGTAGATCATATGTACCACCGAACTGTGTCCAGTTTCCGTTATCCATATTTTCAGCTTCATAAAAAGTTATATCAAGTGTAAACCAATTACCAAACTCATGATCTGGTCTATGTATATTGTTTACATAACTCATTATTTGATTTGGTTGTAGTTGGCAACATGGACATCTTTTTATCTCATCTACATATATACCAACATCTAGATCAGACTCTTTAGTAAAGTCTCCGCTTACACGACTACCGTATACAACTATATCTAAATATTCTTTATCACCTAAAATCTGTTTGATCCTATCAAGCAGAATAGTTTTGTCTTGGTCAGACCAGTCTTGTACTAGTTTCATTTTACTCTCTTAAACTCTACATCGATAAGGCTATAGTCAACCATATCATATCCACCTTTGTCTTGAGTAACAGCTCTCCATGGAACTTCATCTGACATAACACCTTGGAATCTACCTACACCGTATTTAGTATCTTTATACCTAAACTCGTATATGTTAATTCCACTAGGTGATTTACCTACTAGTTTAATATTTTTCTTCAGTCTTCTATCACTATTGTATGTAATACCTGTTATAATACCGTTTTTTATAGTAAATACAGTAGTGTTTGATCCAGCTGCATTTCTTACATATACTGTTGATGTAAGTCCAGCAGAGCCATCATAAGACTTATACTTAGCTTGAACACCTGCTGTACTATCACTAAAATACTTTTGACCAGCTATAGTTTGATTACCTGTAGTTAGTACTGCACCTGATAGTGAAGTTAAAAAACCAGAGTTATTAGTAAGCTGACTAGTTGTAGTAGGTATTTCATCTGAGTTAAAAGCATTGTCACCAAGCTCTCTATATGTAACTATATTACCTTCTAGCACTAAGCCTTTTGTAGCTTCTTCTGACTCAGCTACTGACATAAGTGTTAGTGTATTACTTAATGTTTTAGCACCACCTACAGTTTGTGTACCTGTTGTTCTAACTACTGTACTGTCTATAGCTATAGTACCACTACTTGTTATGGTACCACCTGATAAACCAGTGCCAGCTGTTATACTAGTAACTGTACCTTGCCCTGCACCTATATCTGATAATATCTGTGCGCCTGTTCTATATTTTATAACTCCGCCATCTGATACTAGTATTTTATCAGTATCTGTTGAGGCATTAGCTATAGAAGACACTTTAAGAGTGCTAGAAAAAGTACTAGCACCTGATACAGAAAGTCCGTCTTTAAAAGTTATTGCCATTTAATTTAATTATATTTTATTTTATTTTATGCGCCTGGTGCTTTTGTTATTACAACTTCTAATGAGTCAGCACCAAAGTTTGTAGCTCCAGCTATTGTAACTGTATTTGCATTTGTTCTAGTTACACTTGTATATACTTGCTCATATGTAGTAGCATCGTAAGTTTGAACTAAAACTTTTCTTGTTCCTAAGTTATGTGTTACATCAAAATCTGAAGCAGCACTTGATGGTCCAGTAGCAGTAAATGTACTCTCTGAGTTTGCATAAGTAGCTAAATTTGCAGCTGTAACAGCTCTATGATCATTAGCACTAGCATCGTAGAATAAAAACTTATCAGCATCAACTAATGCTGACTCAGTTGTAGTAGTTTTAATATTAACGTTTATAGAAGCAGTACCACTTGAGTTGTAGCTAACAGTTACACCTGGTTGACCAGCTGATTGAACTATATTACCTAAACCTATTTGTGTTGAACTTGCAATATCAGTATCAGACTGAACTACAGCAAAGTCACCTTCAACGGATGCACCTGCTGATGCAGCTGACTGACATATTACTGAGTCACCTGGCGTAAGCGGCGTGTCTGTATTAGCAAAGAAGTTACCAGCAGTAGTTACGATGTACATATCACCTTTAGCTACTGCAACTCTTGAACCACCGACTGTTAAGTTACCACCACCGGTTATTGCACCTGTATCAGCATTGAAACTACCTTTTACTACAACGCCACCTGCAACTACTCCATCAACGTATGCTTTTGTAGCAGCATCTTGAGCAGCTGTTGGATCTGTAACGTTTGTAAGCTTGTTAGTACCCATACTAAAATCAGCATCTGGAGAAGCAAATCTGTTAATAGGTACGTTAGCCATAACTGCTTTCTGTATTTTCCAGTTATCTGTACTAGCATTTGAAGACCATAGCATAACATCTGTCGCATCTGCTGGCACTGCTGAGTTCATGTTTTTAGAGAACATTTCTAATAAACCTGTAATGGTTGTACCTGATTTAGTAGGTGTTAAAAGTCTTACACCTGGTGAAGTAGAACTTTCAGATAATTCATATGTGTCTCCATCATTAACATTTACTGTAGTACCTGATGCTCCTTTAGCTACCCAGTTAGTATAACTCTGTGGTGCATCTATCCAGTTTGTACCTGTACCAGTTGATGATAGTAATTGTGCCGATGTACCTGAATCACCACTTGAATCTTTTAAATAACCAGTTACAGATAAGCCACCAGCCACTGTAACTGCAGAAGCATCGGATGCTTGTGTTATTATTGAATCGCCTATTGCGGAAGCACCAGTCCATCTAGTTATCTTGTTAGCTGTACCTGAACCGCCAAGACCAGCTGATATAGTTACCCAAATAGTACCATTGAAATACTTAAGTAAGTTAGTTGAACTATTGTAAAATATATCACCAGTTTGAGCTGTAGCCGTATTTGGGTCTGAGCCTAGGTTTTGTATTCTAACGTTCTGTATCTCGTTGTCATTTAAGTTTATCGAGTCTAAAAATTTTATTGCCATGTCTTTAGTTTAAAAATGCTTTTCCTGAAAAGCCTCCTGAAAATGTTACTCTTACCGCGTTAAGCGATAAATATTCTATATCACCTATTACTATGTTATTACCTGAATCAACTACTGTAACTGAGCAGTATTTCTTCAGTCCGTGGTTAATTTCCCATGTAGCAGATGGTGAGCCTTGTGTAAATACAAAGTTTTTATCACCACCTAGGCTAGATGTTAAGCTTTCTATTGTTGCAGATCTAGTTTGTCTTCTAGGATGTGATGTTTCATCCGATATAAGTACTAGATCTTCGCCTTGAGGCGTTAATTTTTTTGGGTAAGTGTGTATTATAGCCATTTATCGTCTTTTTTTAGTTTTCTTTTTACCTTCTTTTCTAGTTCCTTGCCCGTCGTTGCCTCTATTTGCTTTAACTGACTTAAACTTACCATCTTTATGGTCATAATCCTTACCCTTTAACCAAGATTTGCCATGCATTTTAGCTGCTGCACGACGTTTTCTTTGGTTTTCTGCTTTTTTCTTTCGCCTTGCTGGTGTTTTTGCAAAGGCTAAGTCTCTTTTTGCTTTAGCTGCTTTAGCTTTTTTACTTTTAGCTGGCATTAGTCTGGATTTACTTGTCTGCAAACGCCTTTTGCATCGCAGAAACTAGCTTGACCACGACCAGCACCTGGTTTAGGACCTGGTCCTACGATACCACCACCGCCTCTTGCAGCTGCAGCTTCAGCTTCTAACGCTTTTCCAAACATATCAGGCGTTTTACCAAAGCCATATGATTGTTTAATTTTATTCTTTACACCTAAAGCTTTGTCTCCTGCTTGCTCTTTCCAGTTTTTTCTCATACGTTTAGTAGTACCTGGTCCTTTAAAATAAGGTTTTGACTCTTTCAATGCTTTACGCATCTCCCACCATGGTCTATACTTCTCATCGTTAGTAGATCTTGCAGCTTTTAAGTATGTTTTAGTTTCCTTTTTCGTTAATCTTTCTCTATATACTTCTTCACGGCCTGCTTCACCCATTGTTGGCTTCATACCAACTCTTTCATAATGGCCTGGATCAACCATTACCTTACGCATAGAACCATCTACATCTCTTTTTTCGTACTTAGCTTTTACTTTTTCGATGTTATAGAATATGTTTTCCTTCTCTGGCTTAGCTTTTAACTTTTCATTTAGTATTGCTTTCTTCTTTGCCGCTACATCTTTCTTAGCTGCTTTTAAGTTAGTCAATGTACCTAATAAACCTCTAGATTTAATTACCTCCATTAAGGGTTTTGGTTGTCCTGGATTTTGTTCAAACATATTATCTTCCTTTTATTCTATCCATAATACCAGCTCCTATTGTAGATCCTGCCATTAGACCACCAATTGCACCTACTACGCCTCTTGCAAGACGATCTCTACGTCTAGCTTTCTTAAAAGCTTTAGCCGATGACTGTGCATTAGGATTCATAGCGCCTGGACCTGAGAAATATGTTTTGCCTCTTTTATCTGTAATTGTTTTAATATTTGGATTATCTTTAAATAACTTAGACTTTTCGTCCCAAGCTTCAGCACGCGGCACTGCAATAGTTACTTTACCTTTTTTGTTTGTCTTTACAATATGGTCTTTAGCATAGTCAGATAATTCTCCTTCTTTAGGTTTTATCTTGACTTTCATCTTACCCTTGAACTCTCCTATATATTTTAATGCTGATTGATCGTATGGCATAATTCTTTGTTTTACGGGCTTGCGGAAATGCAACCCCTATTAATATTAAGATATTACTTGAATTTATTGATTTTTACTAGATATTTAGAAGTAAAGTGTAATATACCTATATAGAGCTCGTTGGCCCCTTTGGGAAAGTGAAAACACAAAAGGGCAGCCCCTATGAAAAAAAACGCAACACGAGAAGGTTTTGGCCTTTATAAATAATTTTACGAATATGTTTCAGACTTTTGCTACTGTATGGCAGTGCGCGGGGCCGTGGGGTGGGGTGCGCTGGGTATAGCACTTACATTGCTAATACGAGGCCAATAAGATAATACTTATATAATTAAAAGCTAATTATTTTAAACTTAAATTAAATATATAACTATGACTAACAAAGCTAACAACATAACTACAAAAAGATTTGTAATAAGAAAATCACTAATAGGTACAAATACTATTATCACATTCACTAACAAGAAAAATCAGAAGTGGACATACAATCATGATGAAGTATATGAAGCTAACAAAGCAAAGTTTGACTCAATGGCATGCTTCGAGAAATACAAAAACTATACTAATACTAATACAGTACCTGCATTTGCAAGACAATTAGCAAGCATGGAAGAGGTTAAATAACCTCTTTCAAACAGCTGGACAAATAGGTTCTTATTATAATATTCTTAAGAGCCTAAATGTCCACCTGAGCGAATATTCTAAATTCATGGGTAGCAACAGCGCCGAAGGCGCAGGGTAGGGTTGTGTGTATAGCGTGGGTGGGTATAGCACCTTACATTCCTTTTACGATCACTAATAGATAATATAAATATAATAAAAATAATAACTATGACTAATAACTATTCTTTCTATGTAAGTTTTCCAATTATAAATAAAATGGTTGACTTCAACAATAAACATCACTTAAAACTAATTAATTTTATAAAGGAATTAGAAAACCATGATGAGTACACTAAAAGCCAAACAAGCAAAGCTAGAAGATTAATAAAGCAAGCGCTTGGTGATTCTGGCGAGTGTGGTAAATACCATATTGACCTTACCTTTAGGAAATGTAAATACCCTACTTGGCAAGCAAATGATGAAGATTTAGTAAATAATGCTTCATGGTGTAAACCAAGAGAAGTGGTATAAAACCTTTCAACCTTTTTCAACTAACTAATTTTTAATCACCTTAATCATTTACAATGCTAATACGATTAGCAACAGATAATATAACCATAACCAATTAAAAAACAACTACTTATGTCTACTAAAAATAAAACTACCAAAACTAATAAAACTACTAAACTTGTACCTAACTTAACAACTAAGCGCTTTGTTATAAGAAAAAGCCTTATAGGCACTAAATCAATTATAACTTTCACTAATAAAAAAGGTATTAATTACACCTACGACCACGATGAGATATATAACACTCATAAATCTAAATTTGATAGCATGCCTTGCTTTGAAAAGTATAAAAATTATACCAATACTAATGTAGTTCCAGCATTTGCTAGAAACCTAGCAGTAATTAAATAGTCAATAGTTATATAATGGTACTGGTTTAACCGCCAGTACCTTTAATCTAAAACAATATGATATTCCTTGTATTTCCATCAGTAGCTATAGCTATCTTAA